GCACTGACGGCACTGACGGCACTGATGGTACTGATGGAAAACAAGGCGAAAGAGGCCAGCAAGGTCAGAAGGGAGTTGCAGCAGCGCCTGCTACACGAACTACAGACTCTCTCTTCGGTGACATGCTGAAGCTAGAAACACAAGTAGGTTCTACGCAAGAGCTAGTACCCTTTAGCTTAGCACCTGTACCAGAGCTAATGCCTTTCCAGTATCAGCAGCAACGGCCTTTAGAACAGTTTACACAGCCACGTATGCTGACAAACGAGAGTGGCTTAGAAATTAACATACCACCACGACAATTAACTCAAGAAGAACTGCTACAGCAGTGGATAGACTCACAGAAGGTTTCTTTGTAATGACATACTTACAACTAGTAAACAGCGTATTGCGTAGACTTAGAGAAGATGAAGTTTCTTCAGTCTCTCAGAACAGCTACTCTAAACTTATTGGAGAGTTTGTTAATGACGCTAAACGCTCCGTAGAAGATGCTTATGACTGGACAGCTCTGCGTACTACACTGACTGTAACCACAGACGATACAACCTTTAACTATGTGTTGACTGGCTCACAGAACAGGATGAAGCTGTTGGACGTTATCAACGACACCTCAGACTTCTTTATGCAGTACCGCCCTTCTCGCTGGATGGACAACGCTTTCTTGATTGAGACACCTCCTCTAGGGTCTCCACAGTTCTACAGCTTCAACGGTGTTAACGCTGCTGGTGACAACGCTGTGGACATCTACCCCAAGCCTGACGGTGTGTATCAGTTACGCTTTAACGTGGTACTACGTACAGCAGACTTCACAGAAGATACAGAAACTCTGGCAGTGCCTTCATCACCTGTTGTGCAGATTGCTACAGCACTAGGCGCTAGAGAGCGTGGAGAGACTGGTGGTACAAGTGCAGCAGAGTTGTTTGGACTTGCTGACAGAACATTGTCTGACGCTATTGCTATTGATGCGTCACAACACCCTGAAGAAACTATCTGGTATTCTTAATGGCACAACAACTACAGAACATTACAATATCTGCGCCAGGGTTCTTGGGTTTAAACACTCAAGACTCTCCTATAGGGCTAAACCCTGCATATGCTTCCATTGCCGATAACTGCGTTATTGATCAGCTAGGTCGAGTAGGAGCTAGGAAAGGCTACGTTCCTGTTACAACTAACGGCCCTGCTGTCTTAGGAACTAGCAACGGCATCTGTTGTATCCTAGAGTTTATCAGCAGAGCCAACGTAACCACTGTTTTCTCAGCTGGTAACAATAAGATATTTACAGGCACTACTACACTAGTAGAAGTAACTTTACCAGTGGGCTACACCATTACTGATAATGAGTGGAAGATAGTATCCTTTAACAACAATGTTTACTTTTTCCAGAGTGAACACGCTCCTCTTGTAAGCACAGCAGGCTCTTCAACTCTTACGTTGTTGGCTTCTTCTGGTACAAATGTTCCTCCACAGGCTAATGAGGTTGTTGCTGCGTATGGTCGCTTGTGGGCTTGTGACTTGGTTAATAATAAATACACTCTGTATTGGAGTTCTTTGTTGGCGGGTGACGAGTGGCACGGAGGTTCTTCAGGCTCTCTTGACTTAACAACTGTATGGCCTAATGGTTATGATGAAGTAGTTGCACTTGCTGAACACAACAACTTCTTACTAGTGTTTGGCAAAAAGAATGTACTTGTGTTTGTAGGAGGTGAAAGCCCTGCTGCTGACTTAAGCCTACACGATACCATTGAAGGCACAGGCTGTATAGCAAGAGACTCTGTTCAGTCTACAGGTACTGACTTACTCTTTCTGTCTAACCGTGGTCTTATGTCTATGGGGCGGCTTATTCAAGAAAAGTCTCTGCCTCTAAACGATATTAGCAGCAATGTTAGAAGTGACTTACTAGCAGCTATAGTAAAAGAAATACAAAGCAACGGTCACAGGAAGGCTATCAGGTCTGTCTACAACCCTGTAGAAGCGTTTTACTTGTTAACACTACCAGAGAGTCAGGTTACATATTGTTTTGACGTAAGAGCGCCTTTAGAGAACGGAGCATTCCGCGTAACAACTTGGACAGCTCTTAATCCTATTGGGTTTAGTATGTTTGCTGACGATGAGTTGTACATGGGACGCTCTGAAGGTATTGTTAAGTATGATGGTTACATGGACAATACAGCCAACTATCAGATGCGTTACTTCAGCAATCCTACAGACTTTGAAAATGCTTCTAACTTAAAGTTCTTAAAGAAATTTACTATTACTGTCATTGGCGGTAGTAACACACAAGCTGTGTTGAACTGGGGTTACGACTATAGCTCTGGATACACTAAGCAGTCCTTTGACTTATCTACAGCTGGTAACGCAGGAGAGTACAATGTTTCTGAGTACAACACTACAGCAGAATACACTGCTTCTGTGACTATTAACACACCAAAGGTTAACACCAGCGGTAGCGGTGAGGTAGTAACTGTTGGTCTTGAAGCTCAGATTAACGGTGTATCTTTTTCCATTCAAAAAATTGACATACACGCTCTACTAGGGAGACTTATCTAAATGTCTAATTATACTAAGACAACTAACTTTGCAACAAAGGATTCTCTCCCTTCGGGCAATCCTGCTAAGATTGTTAAGGGTGCAGAGATCGACACTGAGTTTAACAACATACAGATAGCGAGTGCTACTAAGGCTAACTCTGCTGATCCTACATTTACTGGTACTGTAACAGCCGCTACCGTAAACGTAACTGGTACATTGACGGCTGGTACAATTACTGGAGGGTCTTACTAATGAGTATGATGGGTGGTGGAATAACAAGTGATCAAGCAGCAGGCTTTGACTTAGGAAGTCTTTTTGGCAATGTTAGTGGGTTTTTAAATAATCCTGCTGTTAACCAGGCACTACGCACAGGCGGTGAATATTTCTTAGGCAGAGAAGCCATAGGAGATGTACAAGCACTAGGTCGTGAAGCTCAAGAAAGATCGACAGCTTTAGCAGAGCAAGGCCGCGCAGGTGCAGAGTTTAAGCCTTACACTGTTACAAGTGGTCTAGCTAACATAGCTACTACTCCTGAAGGTGGTTTTGGTATAAACCTATCTCCAGAGCAACAAGCTTTACAGGCGCAGCTACAGGGCCAAGCAGCGGGTTTATTTGGACAGGTAGGTCAAGACCCAGCAGCGCAGCAAGCGGCTATATTCGAGCAAATAAGAGCTACACAGCGTCCTGAAGAGGAACGTCAGCGTCTAGCACTAGAAGAGCGTATGCTGTCACAAGGTCGTCTAGGTTTAGGCTCTGCTGCTTACGGTGGTTCTTCTCCTGAGCTACTAGCACAAGAGACTGCGCGTCAGGAAGCTATGGGACGAGCTAGCTTAGGTGCTAGGACTCAAGCACTAGCAGAGCAGCAACAAGCTCTAGCAGGCGCTACAGGACTACTAAGTGCTGGCTATACTCCGCAGAGAGAAGCGCTAGGTCTTTTGGAGACTAGTCGAGTACCTGCTGGCTTTGCTGACATTGGACGTAGGACTGGTGCTGAGCTACAGTCTCAGGTAGGTAGAGTTGGTTTAGAGACTGGTTTGAACTACGAGAACTTAGCTAATCAACTACGTCTTGCTCAACAGCAGCAACTACTTGGTGGTCTACTGGGTCAACAGCCTACATACGCTGAACAGCTACAGGCTGGTAAGTTAGGAATTGATTTAGGCGAAGCAGCAGGATTGTTTAGTTCGCTGTTTAATTTAGGAGGAGGTTAAGGAAATGGCTAGACAAGATATTGCAGGATTATTAACAGGCATTAGCAGCACACAGCAGCCTGTACAACAAGCTGTGCCTGGCTCTCCTAACTTCTATGGCGAGTTCATGGCAGCTAGAGGCAGAGGTCTACAGCAGGGTCTAGGTGGGCTGTTACGTGGTGGTGAGCCTTCTCCGCAGGAGAGGATACAGGGTGCTATGTTTGAGCTAAGCAGCCCTACAGCAGGTGGTGTTGCTAAAGACACAACTACTCGTATAGCAGACCTAACTAAGTTGGCTCAAGTACAGCAGGTACAGGGTAATACAGCAGCGGCTGCACAAACTGCGGCTCAGATTCAGCAGTTGAACAAACAAGAGCAGAAAAAAACTCAAGAAGAACAGGCAGGTTTAAGAGCTTCGTCTATGGCTACAGCTTTAAAAGCAGCAGGACATGAAGAATTAGCTAGACAGGTTGAGTTAGGAGACACTGAGGCTTATAAAAGAGGCTTACAGTTAATTTCTCCAGAAAAAGGAAAAACATCTATTGAAGACATAGTAGACCCAGCAACAGGAGTTACGAACAAGGTTCTATTAAGCGCTGACGGGACAATATTGCGCACTGTAGGCGTCAGTAAAATGCCTGAATTTAAAAGTATAACTTTACCAAATGGTAAAATTGTTTTGGAAAACACAGTTACAAAGAAAAGAAGCGAACCTCAAGACACTCAAGAAGCTGCGGATCAGGAAAGGAAAAGAATTCAAAAGCTATATTCTGACTTAGCTGGTGTAGACAATGTATTATCTACTGTAGCTGAAGCAAAAGCTATTGTTGAAGATGATGGTCTTGTAGGCGCAACAGGAGTGTTTTATACTTTAGCCTCTATGCCTTTCCCGTCAGACGCTAGGAAACTACAAACAAAAATAACAACATTACAATCTACCCTAGCATTTGACAGGCTACAGAAGATGCGTGACGAGTCTAAAACAGGGGGTGCTTTAGGTCAGGTTAGTAACATTGAACTACAGCTATTACAATCTGCTTTGACTGCTTTAGACCCTGTAGTTGGAGAAGAAGAGTTTAAAAAACAACTAGAAAAAGTACAGAAGCATTACACTAACTTTAAAAAGGCTTTGCTAGGCGAACCTCTTGATATTGATTGGTCAAGACCTGAATATAAAGGTAAGACAACTGTTGTAGACGGAATTAGATACATGGTAGACCCCGCAGACTCTACAAAAGTTTTTTCTATAGGTAAAGAACAATGAGTGCGTTCACTGCTGTAACTGACCCAGAAATTTTGGCTAAAGTACAAAGCAGCCTTGTTTCTTCTCAGGCTGATCTAACTAAATCAACTGAGGTTACAGACCCAGAACTGTTTCTAAAAATACAAGAACAGTTAAAAAAAGACTTAGAAACACAAGAAGAAGTGGATATAGTTTCTGAAGAAGTAAACGAGCCTGGTGCTTTCGGGCAGTTTGCAGAAGGTCTTGGAGAGCGTTTAGGCGGTCGTATTGAGACAATGCAGGAAATATCTGAGAAGGCTGGAGGATTCTCTATAGGCGCTGACGGTAAGCCTGTATATAACCCGCCTGAGCAGCTAGGCTTAATAACAGACATACAGTCTGCTGGTCAGATTGCTGGAGGTGTATGGGACGCTTTAGGTGAAACTCTTGTGTTAGGGGCTAAAGGTATTTCTTTTTTAGCGCCTGAATATATTAAAGGCCCTGCAAAGCAAGCGTGGCAAGCTGGTGTAGACTTTATAACAAATAGCCCTAAAAGCACGGAAGCGTTGAAAGCTGTTGAGGGTGGCTTAGAGTCTTACGCAGCATGGAAAAAAGAAAATCCAGAGTCTGCGTTAACTTTAGAAAGTGTTGTTAACATTGGTTTGCTGCTTGCGCCTGTACCTAAAGGCGTTAAAGTCAAAGGCAATCCTGAGTTTGTAGGGCCTGTTAAGCCTCCTGTAGTTGAAAGAGCAGGGAAGGCCATGATAGACGCTTCAGGTAAACAGGTATCAGACAGAGGCACACAGAAAGCACTTGAATTAATAGTTCCTAAAGCTGGCGTACCTGAGCAAACTAGGGAAGCATCTAGGCTGGGTTTTAAGTTTAACGTAGTAACTCCTACAGCACAAGAACAAAGAATGGTGGAGACTGTTGCTAAGCTGAAGATACCTCAGTCTGC